CACCGCGCCCACTCAGTCGGCATCGGACAACAGCACCAAGCTCGCAACGACCGCGTATGTCGATGCCATTGGCTTGGGGTCCTTCGGCACGGCGCTCTTGCATGTGCGAGAGGAAAAGGTTGCTGGCTCTGACGGCGGCACGTTCACTAGCGGAGCGTGGCGGCAGAGAGTTCTCGACACAGTTGTGACCAATGAGATCGCTTCTGCGACACTGGTTGCAAACGTGATCTCACTGCCAGCCGGAACCTACTGGGCTGCTATCCGCTGTCCTGCATACTACACCACCGCTTCTGGTGGACACAAGGCCAGACTATATAGCAACACCGCAGCAGCGGTTGAGCTAGTCGGCTCAAGTGTCGATGGTGCAGGAAACACCGATGTATCAACTGACTCGTGGGTGTATGGCCGGTTCACTATCGCCGGAACAGAGGCATTCCAAGTCGAACACCGGACGGGGAGCACACAGAGCACGTTCGGCCTTGGCGGCGGAATGGGCTTCTCCACAGTCGAAGTGTTCGCTGAAGCCATGATATGGAAGGTGGCGTAATGGCTGTCGTTATCATCGAAGGCGGCGTAGTCATCGGGGCGCATAGAGATGTGCCCACCATGGCCGCTGCACGACGCAAATACCCGCACTTGAAAGGGGCATTGCTCAAGGTCGGTGACTACCCGCCCGGCACACTATTCGCCAACGGGAAGTTCACAGACCCGCCGCAGTCAGCCCGAGCAGTTCGGCCTGTGTCCAAACTACAGATCGTTCGCGCATTGCGAGCAATCAACAGGTGGACCGAGTTCAAGGAGAGCCTACGCCTGCAATCAGTGGAGCTACAGGAAGACTGGATGTTCCACAGCAGGATGCTTCCCAAGGACTTCATGCCATTCGTTGTTGGTATGGGCCTGACTACCAAGCAAGTCAATTCGATCTTCCTTTCAGCGGCCACGATGTAATGAACACCGCGGACCGCCTGACAGCACTAATGGTCTCGTTGAGTGAAGTAGCAGTGGATGTGAAGCATCTGCTGATGAAGCACGACGAGACCTCCGACCGGATCGACCGGATCGAGGATCGGAACAACACCATCAACGACGAGCACGATGAACGGATCAGGACACTGGAGAAGATGCGCGGTAAGCTGCTGGGCATCGCCTTCGCTGTGCCGCTGATCCTCACCGCTGCTGGTCTCTATCTGGAGCATGCATATGGCTAAAGGAGCCGCGAACGAAGCTGTTCTTGGCGATCTGCATGCCAAGACGGCACAAGTCTTTACACGCATTCTCGAAACTTACGAGACGCGCATGAGGATCGCAGAAGTATGCGGAGAAGTCAAAGAACCGACTGAAACCATGCTGAAAGCCCTCATGGATGCAAACCTCGAACCCAACCCCGCGATGATGGGTGCAATCACGAAGTTCCTCAAGGACAACTCGATTGCATTCGACACCGAGCAGGTTGAGGCACTTTCGGACACCGAGCAGCGACTTGCTGCACGGCGCAGGCAGAGGGCCAACTTAGTCAACCTCACCGATCTCAAGGTGAAGGATGGCTGATAGGGTCTTTGGCAAAGGGGAGAGATGGGCGGAACTGAAGCTGCTTCAGAAGGAGTATGCCGAGTTCCGTCCCTTCCTATTCGATGTCATTGAGGGCCTCATGGGCTTCAAATGCACTTCCTTGCAGCTTGACATCGCAGGCTTCCTTGAGCACGGCCCTATCAACCGCATGATACAGGCGCAGCGTGGTCAGGCGAAGACTACCATTACTGCCGCTTATGCGGTGTGGCGACAGATACACGACCCTACTACCCGAGTGCTGATCATCTCAGCGGGTAAAGACATGGCCGAAGAAATCTCTGGATGGATCATTCAGATCATCAACGGCATGGAAGAACTCGAATGCATGAGACCAGACAAGGCACACGGCGACCGATCCAGCGTTAAAGCCTTCGACATCCACTGGGAGTTGAAGGGACCTGAGAAGTCGCCTTCCATTGCATGCGTCGGCATCACGTCGAACTTGCAGGGCAAGCGTGCTGACATTCTGATCGCAGATGACATCGAGAGCCAGAAGAACGCGATGACCGAAGTTCAGCGTGCACGCCTTGTGCACCTGTCCCGAGACTTCACGTCGATCTGCTCAAAGGGTGAGATCATCTACTTGGGAACCCCGCAGTCTATCGACAGTATCTACAACGGCCTCTACAGCCGTGGGTATACGATACGAGTGTGGCCGGGCCGGTATCCAACCGTCAAGGAACAAGACAACTACGGAGAGACACTGGCACCCTCAATTCTGCAAACCATGATCGACCACCCAGAGGTAAGAACCGGCGGTGGCCCCATGGGGGACAGAGGACAACCCACAGACCCCGTGCTACTGGACGAGGACTTCTTGACCGGCAAAGAGATCGACCAAGGAGCCGCTTACTTCCAGCTACAGCACATGCTTGACACACGGCTCTCGGATGCTGACCGCTTCCCGCTCAAAGCGGAGAAGATCAGGTTCATGCACATCAATCCCGAGCGCGCACCACTTATCCTCAACTGGCAGCAGCACGAGGCGAACAGGATACATCCCCCCATGGGGTGGCCTATCGTCCAACGCTACTATCAATGCGAGAGCTTCAGTCAGGAATTTGGTGCATACGTGGACACCCATATGTATGTCGATCCCGCAGGCGGTGGACAGAACGGCGATGAAACAGCTTACGCCGTTACCAAGCTACTTGCGAGCAAGATATTCCTAGTTGACTTCGGCGGTGTGCCGGGCGGCTTGGATCAGGAGTCGATGGATGCTCTCACTGCCATCGCAGTGAAGTGGAAGCCGAGCCAGATCGACATTGAGGAAAACTACGGTAAGGGCGCACTCAGCGCAACGTGGCAACCCTCGTTGTTTAAGCAGCACGTATGCCATGTCGAGGACGTATGGGAGACCGGACAGAAAGAGCTTCGCATCATCGACACGCTTGAGCCTATGATCGGCGCAGGCAAACTCGTGGTGGACATCGCCCTGCTAGAGCAGGACATGAAGGACACGGAGCACTATCCGGTAGACAAGCGTTCATCCTACAGCTTTTGGTATCAGCTATCCCGCATCACTCGTGAGAAGGGCGCGCTGATCCATGAGGATCGCCTCGACGCCGTTGCTGGCACATGCCGACACTGGCTCGAAGGGATCAAGGTGGATGAGAACAAGGCACAAAAAATGGCAGCACTCGCTGCATACAACGCCATGATGGCCGACCCGCTACGCACAGGCCGCAGCCCTACGGGGTTCGGTGGCATGCGAGCCGGTCACGGAAACCCCAATGCGTTCGGTAAACTTCGCCGTCGCTTTTAACCCTCCGAGAGAGAGACATGGATCAATCAACAAATCCGGCCAAGCTACCTTGGCCAACCGATAGCACCGGCATGACCGGGCATCTGAAACGCGAAGGATGTCGGGCTATCGGACGCATGGGCGGTGACGACGCCAATCTGGAAGTCGTCATGGAAGTGCTACGCATACTTGCCAAGCATGCCAAGGCGAAACTCCTTGAGCAGAAAGCCGAGCAGTTGCGTGCTGTATCCCAACTTGCAGTGGATACCGCTACTCAGGCTATCGCCAACGAGAGGGCCGCTAACCGACAGGAAGACGCCCTGATCGCTCAGATGGACACGGCACAAGCCAAACTGGATGCACTGCGCGACCGCAGGGCAGACACCCAGAAGAAGTGGGATGCAGTCGTCGCTCGACGCGCTGCTGGCGAAGTTGTGGACGTTGCATCGGAGAACCGCGCAGCGACCGGCACGGGAGAACCGACCCATGGATAAGCAGAAGTTCTTCAATCACGTCCGCTCGATGTTTCGTGGTGGGCGACTGAGTGCAGCGCAAGTGCACGGCATGGAACTAATCCTGAGACGCTGCGAGAGCATGCGTATCGCGAGCACAGCCTATGTCCTCGCCACAGCCTTCCATGAGACCGGACAGCGTATGGAGCCGGTTCGTGAAGGCTTTGCGCGCAGCAATGAGGGCGCAATCCGCGCTGTCACTGGTCTGTTCGACAAGGGCATCATACGCACCAACTACGCACTTCCGCACAAGGACAATGGCCAGAGCTACTATGGCCGAGGCTTCGTGCAGATCACTTGGCGCGAGAACTACGCCAAGTTGGGCAAGATGCTAGGCGTTGATCTGGAGAACGATCCAGACCTCGCCCTCGATCCGACTATCGCGACCGAGTGTCTGGTGCAGGGCATGGTGCATGGTGTTTACCGCAAGAACCTGTCGCTCTCGATGATCCCTGATCGTCCCAACTTACGGGATTACGCCGCAGCACGCGGCATGATCAACGGTGACGTTCGCAAGAACGGTCTACGCATCGCGCGCTACGCGGCGCAGTTCTATGACGGTATGAAGCCGTGACAGACAACACCGCGAACAACTCATGGAGGCCGGTAGGCTACTGGGGCTTGACGTTAGCCACAGTTATCGGCTTTCCGCTAATGGTGGTTCAAGGTGTGATCTTCCCTGACGCTAACCTCGCGGCATCGGCACAAGTGTATCCCTACGTCCTCGCGGCGTGGTGCGGTGCAGCCGGTATCCGACAGTGGGGCAAGAACATGGGAAGCGAATACAGCTACCGTCACACCGAGACCACACAGAGCTATGGAGGCGACTCATGGTCGGGTTAATCCCATGGAAGTATGTCGCCATTTTCCTCGTTGCCGCTTTCGTCTTCTGGTATGTCCGCGACATGGGCGTGCAGGCGGAACGGCAGCGGTGGGAACTGGCCACAGCAGAGGAACAGGCAAGGCAGTCGGAGATCACCACGATCTACCGCGAGGCCAGCCAACTACTCGCTTCACAACTCATGGACAGCGATCTAGCCCGAGGCAACTTAGTCAGGAGGCTTCAAGATGAAGCACGTAGCGCGCCTAATGCTGGGCGTCAGTGCCTTGATGTTGATGGCGTCCTGCGCCTCAACTCCCTTGGCAATCAAGCCGCAACTCCCTGATCCTTCGCCTGTGCTGACACAGCCATGCGATGATCCGGTGCAGTTGCCCGAAACCGCCTTAAACACCGCTGACGTGGAGAGCTACTGGCTCATGGACCGCGCGGCTCTACTTGCCTGCGCCGAGCGCCACGAGGCTCTCAGCGGTTGGTATCAACAGCGGGATGCCGCACTAGGAGGCCCCTAATGGCCACAAACGCACGGGTTGCATGCCCCCTTGACGCATGGACGAAACTGACCAACTCTCTCAGCACCGGGGACATTTCCCTGATGTTGGCGAATGATGTGGCCGTGTCGCTTCAGGCGACTTCAGGCACCACGCCCCCGACCGACGCTGTGGGGCCACTGGAACTGATGGCACGCGGCAACGGCTGGTCCGAGGCGACCATTGCGGAGAAGTTCCCCGGTGTGGCATCGGCTGACACCCTCTGGGCGAAGCCGCGCACCAAGGACAACTTCCGTGGTGGAGCCATCGTCAGCATATCTCACGCGTAACCGCTATGACGGTTGTAAAGTTCTGGGCCGAGGCGCTTCCGGGTGGCATGCTTATCACCCCGGAGCAGCCCGGCCCTCCGGGTCCACCGGATGTGTCGGACCCCTATCCACCACAGGTGTTCCCGCCATCCGAAGACCCTGAGATCGTCAACGGCACTGTGCAGGACCCCAACAACATCGTCTACCAGCCGGATCATATCAACTCAGGCACCGGAGCAACCTTGCTCTACGATCTGAGCGTGGGATCAGGTTCGCGACACATTGCCACTCTGGAAGGGACCGCCAATATGTCCACGGCACAACAGCCGTTTGGATCAGGCGCATCCATGGTCTTCGCAGGGGTCGGCAACAAGATCAGCATTCCCAACAGCGCAGAGTTTGCGCCCTCGACTGCTGAGATCGAAGACACCGGCGAGTTCATGTTCGAGATGTGGATCAGGCCGACAGTTCTCGGTCAGGAGCAAGTGTTCTTCTCCCGCTACGACGCAGGAGCGAACGACCGGGTGTTCCAGTTTGAGATGGATGCCGCCAACAAGCTGAAATTCCGCGCCTCGCGCGATGGGATCACGGCAGACAACCTCTGCAATATCGTTGGCACGAACGCTCTATCCCTCAACACATGGCACCACGTTGCAGTGAGCCGTGAGAATGGGCAGAGCGAGACACCGACTGAGGAAGACAGGATCGCCATCTTCTTGGATGGCACTCTGGAAGCCTCGCAACAAGTGGATGACCAGCAAGGGCTGGAAGAAGCTGCTGCTGCGGCAATCTACTTCGGTGGCTTGGATGACACTGGCCGCGAGTTCGATGGCCAAATCTATGGCGCACGTATCGTCATAGGTGAGTTCGTCTACAATGCCGACTTCACGGCACCGACCGCAGACCACGCAGGCGAGCGCGATGATCTGACCGCGATGAGCGATCCGACGTTCTCGACTGTATCCCTGCTGGTTCCGCCGGGCGTCCATCTGAACACCACGTTCACGGATGTCAGCGACAACACGCATACGCCCGCAACCTTCAATGACGCCGTTCACAACAACGGGTCCGAGGCCATATCTGGTGATGTGACTTCTATTCTGTTCGACGGCACGGGCGACTACATCGAAGTGCCAGATCACGCTACCCTCGATCTGACCACTGGGGACTACTACATGGACTGCTGGATCAAGATGTCAGCAGACGGTGTGTTCCTCGCGAAGTATCGTATCAACCAACGCGCGTTCTTGTTCCGCGTCTTCAGCAAGCAGGTCATGTTCCAGCACTTCAAGGATATCGGATCGAGCGCCAATACTGCGCTGGTCAGTGACTTCTCTGGGGATGCAGACGATGACGTGTGGCGACACGTC